CAGAATGGACTTACTTTCTTCGGGACATACTGGAAACAGGAGAAGACTCGGAAGTTTGAGCCATTAGCTTTGGAGCAGATTGCCCAGCAATCGCCTGAACTGGCTATGGCCATACAGGACCCTGACATGAAGGAGGGGGTAGAGGAGATGTTTTATCCCTTATTTCCCAAGCTGAAGAAGCGTAGGGTCAAGCGTATGGTGAAGGAACTTCGGGAGACAGGTGAGACCGAAATTCCGACCGAAAAAGTGGTCGTAAATCGTCCGGCTGTTAAGGCATATGAGTTGGGCAGGGAACTGATCGTGGACAGTAATGTAATCGATTTGGAGTCCGCCAGGAGCATTCACTGCATTCATTATTATTCCCCTGAAGCGTTGAAGCAGAAGGTAAATGAGGGATGGGATGAAGCCTGGATCGATGAAGCGATAGAGAAGGCAAAAGACTTTTACGAGGAGAGATACAGCGACTCGGCCATGCATTATGATTATGGCACAAGCTATGGTAATCAGCATTACGAGGGATTGATTCGGGTAGTTACCACTTACCGCAAGGAGTTGGATGAGGATGATGTTCCTGTTGTTACCAAGACCTGCTGGACGGATGAAATGGACGAGGCGGGATTCCATCAGCCGGTTGGATATGATGAGGGCAGATATCCTTTTGTATGTATCACGCGAGAGCATTTAAACCATCGTTTACTGGACTCTCGCGGATACCCTGAACTGCTGAAGAGTTATCAGATTGCGGCTAAAACAGAGATGGATTCAAGACGGGATGCCGCATCGATGACCACGATGCCTCCATTTCTTTACAGCCTGGGTCGCCGTCCTGAAAGGATCGGACCAGGAGCACAGATTCCTGTCCGCCGTAGGGATGAAGTCGGATGGATGGAAACTCCAAAATATTCACCTGCATCGACACAGGTGGAAATGCAAATCCGTCAGTTATGTGATCGAGTGACAGGACGGGCGACTGGACCTGATGATGCGGTAGAGGCAAATGTGATAAAACAGCATTTGGTCAACTGTTGGCTCAGTGGATGGAAAGAGGTTTTGAAGCGTGTATGGTGCTTGGATCGCACTTACTCGGGACCGATGATTTGGTTCAGGGTTACAAACAACGAGCAGGGAGCACAGTTAATTTTGGATGAAACTGCTGAGTTGTATGATTTTAACATTAGCTGGAACTCGATGAATCAGGACGAGTCCAAGGTAATCGAAAAGCTTGATACAGTGGGCAAGTTAATGGCTCAGTATGACCGCCAGGGCGTAAGCAGGTTCGACATTTATCTTAGAAAAGTAATTGAGGCAATCGATCCAAACCTGGCTAACGAATTAATCATGCCGACTCAGGAGGCTACCACAAAGGAGATAATTGAAACATCTAACGATATTGCCAAAATCGCATCGGGACAGGTTGTTAATGCTCCACAAGGTGCGAATAGCCAACTACGCCTCCAGGTGCTACAGCAATACATTTCAGGTTCGGATGAAATACCAGCGACAGATGTTCAGGAGAGATTACAATCCGATGAAAACTTTGCGAAGAGACTTCAGACATATGCTGGTCAGTTAGAATTTCAGCAACAGCAACAGCAAAACGCACTTATTGGCCAGCTAGGGACTGCCCCAGGCAATGTACCAGGCACATCGATGGCCGCTTAACTAAAAAGGAATAATATCATGCCATACGGAAAAGGAACTTACGGATCGAAGGTCGGACGGCCTTCCAACAAAGCAAAAGCAATGGGTCGGAAGAAAATGAGTCCGACTGTTAAGAAATTGCTCAAGAAGAAAAATAAAAAGTGAGTATTACTTACAGGGGAATAACTTTTGCCGGGTATTCTAAGCCCAAGCGAACACCCAATCATCCTAAAAAATCCCATGTGGTTTTAGTTAAAGATGGAGGGAAAGATAAAATGATTCGCTTTGGACAACAGGGAGCAAAGACTGCTGGTAAACCAAAAAAAGGCGAAAGTCAGGCGATGAAGAAAAAGCGAGCATCGTTCAAAGCTCGTCATAGTAAGAATATAGCCAAGGGTAAGACTTCGGCGGCCTACTGGGCAAACAAGGTGAAGTGGTAAGATGCCAAAGGACGCTTGCTACAAGAAGGTAAAGGCTCGGGTGAAAGTATTCCCGAGTGCTCGAGCATCGCAACAGATAGCCAAGTGCCGAAAGTCCAAAGGGCAGGTTCGTAAGACTTCTGCGGGTACATCATTAAAACGATGGGGATCGGAGAAATGGCAGGATACGAAAAGTGGCAAACCATGTGGGCAGGGTGGAAAGAATGAATACTGCCGGCCAACAAAAAGAGTTTCCAGTAAAACACCCAAGACGAAATCGGAGATGAGCAAAAGCCAATTGAAACGGAAGAAGGCTGAGAAATCGAAGGTCGGAATGGGAAGAAGAGTTAAACCTGTAAGAAGGAAAAAATGACACTAGGAGATGCAGTTGCCGGACTCGGAGAACAGACCGAGTGGGTAGTGATTAAGGATTTTATTAAAGAACAGAGGGATATGTGCCTGGTTGACTTTCAGGATTATACCCATGTGGACAATCCGCAGAAGCTTGCCCGGTTATCGGGTGAGATTGCTGGACTGACTCGAATATTGGAGGCGTTGGACAATGCCGAAACTGACACCCCATCAGCAATTTAAAAACGAGCATAGGGCATTGCTCAATCGTTGGCTTGAGGAGTCCGACATAGAAGATACTGAGATCGCTAAAATCGCGATGGAGGACATAAACGAGTGGCTAGATGAGGATGTTGTCGATTTCGAGTGCGATATGGTGCTCGATGATGATGACGATGATGAAGAGGAAGGGTAGCCTCTACGAGCAGAAGTTTTTCTCGGAGGCACTTGAACATGGACTGGAAGTCTTTGTGCCTCTAGGCGATTACTTGCCGCAGGATTGCCTGGTGATGAACTCGGCGGGTAAAATATTTAAGATTCAGATAAAAGGAACCGAAGGCAAATCAAAGGAAGGTCGATCAGGACTAGGCCGGTATATGGTAACGACCTCCAGTGGATCGACCGGCAAAGAGTCGATAGACTGTACAAAAGTGGACATATTGGTGGCATATGTCGAAGATGAAGACATTTTTTATAACATCCCATGCATGGAATTAGACGGGGCCAAGAGGATAGGGCTATATCCTCACAACCCAGAATCTAAAGCCAAGCACGAACAATTTAAGGACAACTGGAAAATTTTTCGGGCTACCTGACAAAACTGTTTTTTAAACTGCTATAATTGTCACTGGTGGAGCATATCTGCTCCGCAGATACAAGCAAGAGAGTGCGAACTCTACAACAAACGCAGAAATTATGGCAGAAACAGTTATTAGCGAGGCTCCGGCTGAACAATCGGGAGCAGAAAACAATCAAGTACGAGGCCCACTGAGCGTGGAAGATTTGGCGGCATCCTTTGTCGAACAGGTCGAAACGGATCAGGAGGCTCAACAGGCGGATGAGGCTAAAGCGGAGGTCACCGAGACTCCCGAAGAAGCAGAAGCATCTGCCGACCAGGATGAAGATGTTCTTTCACAGTCTGTAACCGAGTCTGACGAAGAGGAGGATGAGGGAGAAGATACCGAAGAGGAAGAGGTTGAAGAAGAGGTAGAGGAGGAAACTCCAAAGGCTCTCAAGAAAACTCTTAAACAGATTTCGCGTCTTACTGCTCGAGCAAAATCAGCAGAAGAAACAGTGGAGTTGCTCAAGAGTGAGATTCAAAACCTCAAGCAATCAGGCAGTCAATCGCAACCGGCTCAACCCGAGTTAGAAAACATTCAATCGTTTGAAGACTTGGAAAATTTGAAGCGGGAAGCACAGGCGGCCAAGAAGTTTGCACTTCAACATATAGGCAAGGATTTCGTAGAGGTCGATGGCAAGGAGTATAGCGATGATGATATTCGTAATATCCTTACCCAGGCGGACGAATACCTTACCGAAAAGATTCCTCAGAGGAGTGAGTATCTAAGGGAAAAAAGCCAATGGAGTAGGGATACAATCAATACCCACCCGTGGATGGATTCATCGAAAGATGATGATTTATCCGAATCCCGAAGAGAAACCTATAACCAGCTACGAGGCCAATACGGCAATGTACTGGACAACCTCCCCAATGGTGACTTTATCGCCGCAACTCTCGTCAGAGGCATTGAAGCATTAAAAGCCGAGCAATCCGCAAAGGCTCCCAAGAAGGCAGTCAAAAAGCGTAAGGCTCCACCTCCCACCGATGGAGGAGATGCATCCCCGCCAATCGAAAACTCGACCACTCGGAAGCAGAAAGAAAAAGCAAAAATCCTGGATCGGAAAGGACCACTCTCGGCTAACGACCTTGCCGCATTTCTAGCGGACTAAAATTTAAAATCTTAAAATAAGGAATTACTTAAAATGGCTATTGCTACTTCATATAATGTAACAAGTGCTAAAGGTGCTCGCGAAAATTTAGAATCACTTCTAAAGACTGTCGAGCCTACTGAAACACCTCTGTATTCAACTCTCTCTCAATCCGAAGCTCCAAAGGCAACTCTTAACGAGTGGTTGGTAGACTCACTTTTAGACCCCGAGATTGGAGGAGTAATTGACGGCGTTGATCTCACAATCTCCGATGCCGCTAACTTGATCGATTCAAGAGCAAGACTTGGAAATCGTGTTCAAACTATCAGAGACATCTTTTCCGTCTCACGCCAAGCTGAGATGATTGATGTCGCTCCTGGTGGACAAGGTGGATTGTTCAACGCCTCCAAAGCAAAAAGCTTGATTCAGCTTAAACGCTCTATCGAAACAGCAATCGCTTCAGGAAACGATCAAGCCGCTGGAACTTCTTCCGCTGGTGCGACCATGTGCGGACTTGGTATTTGGTCTGATCCAAGTGCTACAGGAAACACTTTCGACACAAGTGCGAAACAAGCATTCCGTGCTGTTAGTGGTTCCCGTGTATCTCTTGGATCTTTAACTGAGTCTGCTCTTCGTGGATTACTTCAGGCAGTTTACACTGCTAGTGGTGCTAAAGGTTCGTACAAACTGTATGCCGGTCCAGCAGTAATGAACGCCATTACTGATTACACCCGTGCCGCAGTTTCCAACAATCCTGTTTATAGCTTCACTCAAGATTTAAGCGGTAAAACCTTGGTGAATTCAGTTCTTCATTATGTCAGCGACTTTGGTTCTATCGATATCATCCCTGACCTTTTCTTGGGTCGTGTGAATGGTACTCCATCCGGCACAGACACCGCAGAAGGAACAGTAAACACAGATCGTGCTTACTTGATTCCTGACGATGACACTGTTTCCTTGAAGTTCCTTGAAGGCATTTCCGTAGTGGATCTTCCTGATAACGGAGCCGGAAAAAGAGCTTTCACTGAGGCAATGCTCACGCTTCGCGTAGGTAATCCTAGAGCCTTGGGGTCAATCGTTTAAAACACTTCGGGTTTATTATTGATCATGTTGTTACTTGGGGAGCCGGTTTAGGGTTAGACCGGCTCCCCTTTTTCCATTTAAATGAGTCTAAATATAATAGTAAAGGGAGGCAGGAAGAGCAGTTCGTCAAAGGACGAAATCGCTTACTATCTCCGCAAGCATAACGAGGCATTAGTGAAGCGTGAAAAAGCAGGATATGCACAACGCCAAACAAAAGCCCGCCAAGCCGCTAAATCCTTAGAAGGAAGCAAAGGAGACTTTAGACTCGCAAGGGTAGTCGATAAGGCCACTTACATCCGCCATGAGCAGGAGAGACCTGGATGCTGGGCAGATAAAGGATTCCGTAAGGACTTCGAGAAATCAAACCCCGAGTGCAAAGTTAAAC